GTCCTGAACGGAAACGTGAAAAGAATATGACTGGTGGTATGGTCTTAGGACTTACTGGTCATATGATTGAAGCTGCTGCTAGACTTGCTAAAGGTCTTCGTGGTATTGATCGTGCTACTCAATGGATTCCAGAATCAGAAAAAGCTAAGAATTGGTTTGGTAAAAACCTTACCTCTGACGCTATTGATGATGTTGAAGAGGCAGTAGCTGAATCGGTTGCTAAGCAATCAGATGCTCTCGATGAACTCGGTGAGTACAACTTCTCTAGAAACGCTAATCTTGATGAGCCTATGCTTGGTGTCCATGATATGTATGGATACGAAGAGATTGGTACCCGTGTTGTTGATGATTTAGGTATTGTCGGTGCATCAGTTGACTATGCTCGCATTGCTGGTAATGTAGACACCGCATATGGCCGAGTGGGTAGCGTTGTCTCTGAGCCTGCACTTAAGTATGGTCTTGAAGTATCTGGTGGTACTGAAATCATTGCACGTGGTCTTGCTGAACAACTGAAGGACGCTGGTGAGTACGGGTACAAAACTGTATCAGGTAAGTACCTATCCTTTAAAGATATTTCTAGTGCAGGTGAAGAGCTTGCCATGAATTTCTATAAGATGGATACTCCTCAGCTTAAGCAGGCTGTTAAAGCCTTCCAGATGCCTGATCCATCTACTAAGATTCCTGTCCTTAATGACGAAGGATACTACGCTGTCTTTGATACTATTAAGCAATTGCTTGGTGATTTCAATGACATGGATGTAATGAAGGCACAGGCATATGTCGGTACTTCATTTGCTGGTCAAGTCTCTGATATGTCTCAGGGTATGCGTCTTATGGACGGTACTGCTGCTGTTGATCGAGCACAAGAACAGATCCTTGATCGTCTTGAGTATTTGATGGCACAAAAGGGTATGACTTCTTATGCAAGGGGTCGTGCTCTTAATATGCTTAATCTTTGGAATCGTCTTACCGATAAGGGTAGTGAAGCTTATGGTAAGGGTATGCTTGCTCGTGCTCGTACTCTTCTTAAGAGTGGTGACATGAGTCCTGAAGCATATCTTGAAAAGGCTGCTCAGATTCAAGCTGAAGCTAAGCGCACTGTTAATACTTTGCGTGAAGTTAAAGCTCAGAACCCTGAACTTCTCAAGCCTCTTCTTCTTGCTTATGAGGTTACTGACGGTAAAGTAGATACAATTACTAAGCTTAACAACTATGTTAAGAATAGTACAGGTGTATTTAGTAAGGCTATTGTAGATGGTCAGGCTGAGATTCCTTCAGCTGTAATGAAAGGCTTCTGGTCTAACGTTTATAACTCTACACTTTCTGCTATTGGTACACCACTTAAAGCTGGTCTATCCAACATCGGTCTACTTGCTGTTAAACCAGTTGCACACACTGCTGGTGCAATGATCCTTGGTGATCACAAGACAATGCGTCAAGCTTGGTTCCAATACTCAGCAGCGTGGGACACCCTCAATAAAGGGTTTGAATACATGAATCAAGTGTTCAAGCGTTCTGCTACAGACCCATATGTTATGGATCTACGTGAAGCTACTGGTGTTGCTGAGGATAGTCAGCTTCAAATCCTACGTAGCTTTGCAGATTCTAAAGCTAAAGCAGGTGAGTATGGTCCTCAAGTAATGGTTTCCATGATTGAGGAAATGAATGATTTAGCTAACCATCCTTGGTTGCGCTTTGGTCAGCGTGGTATGCAAGCATTTGACGGCTTTACTCAAGCTGTTGTGGCTAACTGGGAAGCACGTGGTAGAGCTTGGAATGAGATTACAAAAGGTGGTACTCTTGATTTGATTGGCAAACAAGCTGATGATTATGCTAAGAAGGTTTACCAGTCATTTTTTGATGAGAGTGATAACATTACTGATTCAGCAGTGCGTTATGCTTCTGGTGAGATTTCAATGAGTCTCGATAACTTTGTTAATGACGGGTTATCTTCTCTCATTCGTAATGTTCCTGTACTAAAGCCATTCCTTCTGTTTACCAAGACTCCATTGAACATGATGTCATATATGGGGTCGTATAGTCCTACTGGTGTTGTACCTTTTATCAAGGATTTCCATGCTTTTGAGAAGCCATTTGCTGAGATGCCACAGGATCTAGTAACTGAACTTCTTGCTCAACGTGGTATTAAAGCTACTCCAGATAACGCTAAATTTGCTTACGAGAATATTCGTGCTGAACTGAAGGGACGTAAAGCTATCGGAATGCTAGCGGTAATGGGAGCTACTGGTCTCTTTATGTCTGATCGCCTTACTGGTGATGGTCATTATGATAAAGAGAAGCAGCGTGTGCGCAATGAAGCTGGTTGGCAAAAGCGTTCAATTCGTCTTCCTGGTGGTGAGTGGGTTAGCTATGATGGTATTCCTGGTGTAAGTGATTGGCTGGGTTTGACTGCTACCATTATGGATAACTTCGATAGCCTCAATACAGCTGATCTTGAAGAGAGTCTGCGTGTGGCTGGTTTTGTCCTTAGCGCTACTATCACTGACAAGTCTATGTTGGCTGCTCTTGAGCCGCTTAATGACGTTGTTCGTGGTGATGTTGGTGCTATTAACCGTTGGACTTCTTCTTTTGCATCTAGTGCAGTCATGCCTGGTTCTAGTCTAATGGCTGAGTTTGCACGTCTTATGATGCCAGCTAAGAAAGAACTGGAGAACAACTTCTATGACCTTCTTGCTAATCGCAATCCTGTACTGAAAGCTAAGCTTCCTGACAAGTACGATTGGATTGATGGTGGTCGTGTTGGTGAACCTTCTAACTTCTGGACTCGTATTTGGAACAATTATTTTCCATGGAAAGTTAGTGATGCTATCTCTCCTGAAAAGCAGTTCCTTATTGACATCGAATATGATGGTCGCCCTACACTACGTACTAATGGACGTGGTGTTGACTACACCAATGAGGAACGTTCTGAAGTCATGAACATCATGGGTGAACAGGGCTACTTTAGAGATGCTATTCGTCAAGTCATGGCTAGTCAAGATGCTAAAGAATTCCGCAAGGAATTTAAGAAAGCACGTGATATGAACATGGCTCCTAATCTTAAGGACTTTAGACAGATTCATTATTATCTAGATTCAGCTCTACGTTCTTCTATGCGTATGGCTGAGGCAAACCTCTCTAATCGTGATGGTGTCTATCAGAAGACTTATCAAAACGAAGTACTTGAAAACTTTATGAAAGTTGGTGACCTTGACGGAGCACAGCAGTTCCTCAATGATATGAAACAAACAATGTCTTACTAAATGTAACCATGGCTTTAACTGAAAAAGAATACACAGGAAACGGCGGGGCTACATTTGGTCTGATTCCGTTTCCTTATCTGGAAGAAAGTGATGTCTTGATTACTATCAATGGTGCAGCAACGAGTGCATTCACTATTGATAACTCAACTAAGATCATCACATTTAGCAGTGCTCCTGCTATTGGTAGTACCATTCGTGTTTATCGTAATACTGATAGAGAAAATCTTGCTGCTACCTTTGTATCTGGCTCAGCTATCCGTGCAGTTGATCTAAATGATAACTTTAATCAAACACTTTATGTTGTCCAAGAATTAGATCAGTATGCTGTCCAAACAGATGGTTCCAACACAATGGTTGGTAACCTTGACATGGGTGGCTATAAAATTGTCAATCTTCAAAGTAACCCAACTGCTGATACTGATGCTGCTAATAAGCTTTATGTTGATACTAAGGTAGGTGCATCTGGTCCTCCTGGTTATACTAACTGGTCTTATACTGCTATTGGCGGTGAAACTATACTAGGTACGTTTGGACCTGTACTTGAATATCAATCAGGTAAAGAGCAAGTGTATCTTAACGGTGCTTTACAACAGCGTAATGTAGACTATACTCCAGATCCTGCTGGCGCTAAAATTACATTTTTAGTAGCACTGACTGCTGGTGATAATGTAATGGTTCGGTGTGTCAATTATCTGGCTGCCAACCCTAGCGCTTCTTATGATTTTACACGCTGGAGATATACTGCTGTTGGTGGTGAAACTT